CAGCAGCAACAGGTGCGCTGTAAGCAACACAGATCCAAGGACGCATACCCAGACGATAGGAGAGTTCCCATTCACGTCCCATGTAAGCATAGATGCCGATGAGGAAGTGAAATACAACAAGTTGGAAAGGTCCACCGTTATAAAGCCATTCATCAAGAGATGCAGCTTCCCAGATGGGATAGAAGTGCAGACCAATCGCATTAGAAGAAGGAACAACGGCACCAGAGATGATGTTGTTTCCGTACATCAGAGAACCAGCAACTGGTTCACGGATACCATCAATGTCCACAGGGGGAGCACCGATGAATGCGATAATGAAGCAAGTCGTGGCAGCAAGCAAGCAAGGGATCATCAGAACTCCAAACCAACCAACATAGATACGGTTATCGGTGGAGGTGATCCAATTGCAGAACTGATCCCAAGTATTCGATTGTCGTTTTTGTGAAATTGTAGCAGTCATTGTTTTAAAAAAGTAGTAAGACCATCAGGGACATGGTGGAGTTACTATGCTCCCCGCACCCTCAGCGGGGATATGAGAGACGTATTTACCCTCCCTTAGGTCTCGGTTAACGGGAGCACAATCTTTAAGAAACTTTACATTCCTTAACTTGTTGATGTATTTATAATAACACTGTCAGCAATCCCTGTCAATAGGTCCAATTACCTAAGTGGCACAGTATAAATAGAAACCACCTTTTTATAAATATTTGAGTGTTATTTGGAGCACCGCAGTGGCAAAATCTGCAAACAAGGGCAAAAAAGGTTCTGCTGGCGGAAAGCAGTCAAAACAAAATTCTGGCAATGCTACTGCCAAGAAAGCAAAGAACGGTGGTAAGAAGAAGTGATGTAGTCCTGGGGGTTGTAAATAATGGACTTTCTTTTAGCAGAAGGTATTACAGAAACCAATACAATTGAAGAAAAAAAGGAAGTTCATGAAGAAAAACCTCAACAAACAGAACTTCCAGAAGAAGAGTTAATTGATAAGGTTATTTCAATCCCAATTCCCAACCCGTCCCCGTCATCTTTTGGTCCTCCCATAATGGCACCTATTCGTGGACTTCCTATGGGAACTATTATTGAGACCATTACAGTTCCTGCATCAGTTCCCACAGCAACTATTGAATCTTCTCATAGAAAAACTCAAATAAAAACTGAAATTCCATATATACCTAAGAAAGAAACGAAACAAAAAAACGTGATGACGCAGGGAGAATCCCACGAATTTAAAACAGATTCAAATGGAAATATTGTAATTCGCAGAGAAATTTGCGATGGTGAAATTAATATTGGACCATTTAAAAGTTGTTTAAAAGAATTCACTGGAGTGACAGCAATAGGTTGGCTTGCTGCTGCAGCAGGGTTGATTGTTTTATGGAAATGGTTAGATCATAAATTTAAAAAATAATTATGATAATAGAAACATTAGAAGCAATCGGCATTTTAATTTCTATCGGTTCTTCAATAAAAGATCTCAAAGATAAATTCTTTAATTCCAAAAGAAGAAAAGAAATTGCAGAATGGACTTATGATCTTGGAAGTATCGTAGAAGATATAGCAATTCATTTAAATAAAAACGAATATCCCCATCAAACATGTGCCAGAATGGCATATGTTACAGAGATCTTTTCAGAAGTTGTTGGTGATTCGATTACTTCAAAGGAAGAAGACTTATTGAAGGATCTACTACAATCAGCTATAAATATCGAAAGGACTTTTGGAGAATATAGTTCCCTTGAGGAATTTGATAAAACAAGTTATGTTCAAGAATTATATTCAATTTCTGGTTGTATTTTAGGTATTGCTGATTCACTAAAACATAAAAAATGAATGTATTAACTGGTGGAGATGTTGTCTGGTCTGTTATTATTCTTCTTTCAGTTGGTTTAGCTGGCACAGCTTGGGTAATCTATAAAGTTCTTATCTGGGATAATGAGGAAACTAATTCTTCCGATCATAATCATCATTCGTCTTCTGACCAATGATGGATTTTTTAATGAAAACAGAAACGTTAGAAATAAACCACAACCACCAGAAGTTCGTTATTCAATTCGTAGAGTTTGGAAAAAAGGAGCAAAGAAATGTACGAGTACAAAGTAAAGAATATTAAAAGAGTTATTGACGGTGATACTGTAGAACTTGAAGTTGATTTAGGATTTCATTTAACTCTTTGCGATAAAGTTCGTTTGGCGGGGGTTGATACTCCAGAAACAAGAACTACAAATCCAGAAGAAAAAGAAAGAGGTCTCAAATCCAAAGCATGGATGCAAGACCGTTTAAGTAATATTGAAGGTAAAGAGTTAATCGTAAAATTCGTAAAAGAAGAAAAATACGGAAGATTATTGGGTTGGTTGTATTTTGTTGGAGAACCCAATACTCTTAACGAACAATTAATTAATGAAGGATTAGCAGAACCTTATATGACAGATCAACTTTGATCGAAATAAGGAGATTCTTCATAAGAAATCTCAGGAATTTCTGGCATATGTGAACTGAAGTCATCTATTACATCATAAGAATTATCAATGTATTGATCTTCATAAATTTCATTTTCAACAATGTCTTGATAGAAATTATGACCCGGATGTTCTTCTACAAATCGATCAATAACGTCTGCAATTGAATTTCCATCATTTTCAGCGTTGTTATGAGGTCCAGAATTACCTGGAGGATCTTGATCTCCGTTCCCCCATCCATTATTTCCTCCTTTACCTCCTCCATTATTAGGAGGATTTTCAGAATTATTATCTTGTCCTCCGTCATTTTTTGAATCGCCTGGAGGTTGGTTTGGTTCGGGATCTTGTCCATCTTGGTGATTACCTTTGCCTGGATTGTCTGATGCTCCAGTTTCTCCATCCCAAGGTGAGTTTCCAACTTCTTTATCATTGCCAGGATTACCTCTGCCTGGATCCTCAGGGTCTTCGGGATCTTCGGGATCTTCGGGATCCTCAGGGTCTTCGGGATCTTCGGGATCCTCAGGGTCTTCTGGATCTTCTGGATCTTCTGGATCTTCAGGTTCCTCAGGATCTTCTGGATCTTCTGGATCTTCTGGATCTTCAGGTTCCTCAGGATCTTCTGGATCTTCAGGTGGTGGAGGTGGTGGTGGATCTTCTGGATCTTCAGGTTCCTCTGGATCTTCAGGTTCCTCTGGATCTTCGGGATCTTCTGGATCTTCAGGTTCCTCTGGATCCTCAGGAGGATCAACAGGTGGAACAGGGGGGTCCACGGGAGGATCAACTGGTGGAGTAGGGGGGTCTACAGGCGGTTCTTGTTCTGGTAAATTATCAGCAACAACGCTGTCGTCAACAACATCCCCACCCCCAGGAGGTACAATATCAAGATTAAAAGAGATGTCATTTGTTTTAACTGGAGTAATGTCTATTCCATAAGCTTTAAATGCTTCTGCTGGAGTAATATTTCTTAGAACTACATTATCCCCAGAAGATCCATAGGATTCTAATGCAGGATTAGAAAGATCTGTATCTGTCGTAACTTCAACTGCACCAACATTACTTGATGGCGCAGTTTCTACTGGAGTGTTATCTACTCCCTCACCTACTGGTGTATATCCACCAGGAAAACGAGCAGCAGCAGTAGGATCATGTGGTATTTGATCCTGAGATTGCTGACTCGTCTTGAGTGTTTCTTCACCTTGTAATGCTAATTGCTCTTCCATGGTTTTTTGTTTTGTTTAGTTATTTATTTTTCATTCCCATTTCCCAGAGGTATCCCTCTGCTTTTCTACGTTTTGCCAGTCCAGGTTCCACTGATGTACCTGGATTTCTGTACATATAAAGTACTTCTGGAACTTTATGCCATTGTTTATTTTTCAAAACAAATGAAATGGTTGCGAAGTTTTTATTCCCGTAGAAGTTAGGTCCCATATTATAACAAAAGGAAAGAAGTGCTCCTCTTTGATTATCAGTCATTTCATTCCAAAATGGAATCTTTTGCAATGCTGGAAGATATTCTTTTTTTAAAGTTTTAGCAAGAAGTTCATCTGCTTCTTGCTGCGTAATTCTATCTCCAATTCTGAAGGAAGTTCCATTCAATCTCTTCGTAGAACCCCACCCAATTGTGATAGGCAATCCACCAGAAAGAGGATCGTAATATGCCTTTAATTCACATCCTTCAAACTGCTTTATCAAATCAACACCAGATTTTGGAATATCTACGAGATAATTTACCTTTGGACCATCCCTATAAATTCTTGCAAATTCATCCAAAATTTCTTTATGAACTGACTTCTGCAAAAAATCCCATGCTTTCTTTTGATGTGGAAAACCTTTAAAGTTTTCTGCCGCATCTTCAAACTTTATGCTTTCCATACTCTACCCCATCCCGCATTCGGACCATCACATAACCAACGATACTTCAAATCGTTTACTTTGTAAATAGCACCCCTACCATTTGTCACGGGACCAGTATATCTGTCATTCCAAGATCCATAAGGATCGTTTACAACATAATCGCCTGTAGGGGTTTTTCCAATTACAACGACCATGTGCCCACCAGTAGGATATGACAATGATCCCCTATGCTTAACGCCAATTACAACTGGTCTTTGTTCTGCCAATTCTCGATCCAAATCTGCAAATCCCAAATTATTTTTAAATTCGGAATTAAGTCCAAATGATTGAAGTGCTCTTGTTTGAGCAGTATGGTCTGTAGTATCTCCAAAAGAAAATACCTTTCTTAAATATTTGTCGTCACCAGTTGCACCCCTAAGAGTTCCTGGTTTGAAATATTCCAAAAACATTGCACAACATGATGAATTACAAGTCCTATTTGGATCTCTGAAATTATCTGTTTGGGGAAACCAGGGGACAGTTAATATTGCTTTCTTTGGTTTGGATCTAAAAATTCTAACCCAATTTGCCTGATCATCCAAAAACTCTGCGGGCAACTTTGCCTCTAACTCATCAATCGCAGCCTTATGTTTTGGATTCTCTTCATCATAATGCACGAAAAAATCATGCAGATCTATTTTCATTTTTTATATCTCAATGACCTACCCATATTTATAAAAAAAGGAGGGAATAAACCCTCCATTGTTTCATATTTCAAACAGAAACGGTTTGCCTCGACTTCACATATTCAAGAAGTTTAGCTGGAGTCGTTTCTTCATAAGGATCTTCTTGACAGTTATCAGATTTCCCCGATTCAACAAAGGATTTTTCAACATACATGTCATCAACAACCAATGCATATCTCCACGATCTTTCACCAAATCCAAGATTATTTTTAGAGACTAACATATTCATAGAGTCAGTAAAATCTCCATTGCCATCAGGAATCATCTTAACATTTTGAATTCCCAATTCCTTTGCCCATGCATTCATGACAAAAGCATCATTTACAGATACGCAAAAAATATCATCAATTCCCTGATTTTTAAATTCATTAAACAGATCATCAAATCCAGGAAGTTGGTAATTTGTACAAGTGGGAGTAAATGCCCCAGGAAGACTGAAAATGATTGCTCTTTTTCCGGCAAATAAATCGGAAGTTGTTTTTGTTACAAATTCCCCATCTTCTCTCAAAATAAACTCAATTTCAACTAATTCATTTCTCATTTTTTTAACCTCCTTAATAATTCCAAGATACTTTAGTCATATTTCAACTGATAATCACCAAACGCCAGGGATGATCTGACCAGTGGTGAGATATGTGCCTACAGCAACGACGAAACCGAGCATTGCCAGACGAGCATTGAGGATCTCTGCCTCAGGGGTAAATCCGAATTTCATTTTGTTTCTCCTCTTTTAGTAGTGTTTTGAATAACAATAAATTTGTCTTTCTTTAAGGTGCCTGCGATACAAACTTTAAGTTCATCATCGCTAGACCAATCGCATTCGTCTTGAAGTTGTTGAAGGGCAATCGTAAGGTCTACTAACCAATTGCTTTTAGACATTACATTTTCTTCTGGTTCAAGATTTCCAATCATCAGTAAGTTTCAGCAAGGTTCTCCACAGCATAGCACAAAGTCACTAAGAAAGCAACTGAGGTCACTGTCCAAATAAGTTCAGTCATCAGAAGATTCCGAAGAAGAGCTTACCAGTGATAGCATAAGAAATAGCACCAGCAATAATACCGACCATTGCCCAACGTCCATTATACATCTCGGTAGTTTGCATGGGAGTCATAAGACCCTTGCGGTGATATTCTTGGTAAACCATTTCAGGTTCTTTGGCCCACATATTTTGCTGACCAAATTCATTAGTGGTTACTGTCATTGTAGTTTTGTAACGATTTACAACAATAGTATATAGGTTTTGTAAAGTTTTGTCAAGAATCAACCTGTACGGGTTTCCTAACCTGTGTCTCGATCCAAGTATCAATTGATACTCTTGGTCTCCATCCAAACGCATGGAGCATTTTTTTATTATCAGCAAGAGTTTCTCTGGATTCTCCAGGTCTTGCGGATATATTTACTTGATTATCTGAAATCATATTAGCAATTTCATTTACCGAATGATTTTTTCCAGTTCCAACATTATAAACCTGACCAAAAGTTCTTGGATCTGCAGTGGTTCCTTTAGAATATTTTGAACAAGACGCCATGATATTTGCATTTACAACGTCAGATACATGGGTGAAATCTCTACGTTGTTCACCATCTCCCACAATCGTCAGTGGTTCTCCATCTTCTGCTTGCCTCAGGAACAATCCAATTACAGGAGCATAGTGTCCCTTGAGTGGTTGACGTTCACCATAAACATTAAAGTATCTGAATATAATCGTTTCTAATCCATACAATTCATAATACATCTTACAGAGTTTTTCTCCCGCAACTTTTGATACTGAATATGGATTTAAACAATCTTCAGTCATTGTTTCTATGCATGGAGGTTCATTTCTACCATACGCAGAAGATGTGGAGGAGTATATAACTCTCTTAACTCCTGCCTCTCTTGAACATTGAAGAACTGTGCAAGTACCGACACAATTAGTAGTTACTGCACGAATTGGATTTTCAATTGCTGGTTGTATTCTTGCTTCTGCAGCAAGATGAAATACTACATCAACATCATCGTAAAGAGGCCGAGTATTAGTATAATCGGCAATATCAAATTTAGCATTAATCGCGCTTTCATTCCAGTAAAACTCCCCATTACATTCAGAACTCTCATTGTCAATTACAACTACTTTCCATCCCATTTCTAAAAGTTTATCTACAAGATTGGAACCAATAAAACCAGCTCCACCAGTTACTAATGCCTTCATATATTAAAAAGTAATCTGTTTTATGTAGTCAATAAAAAACCACCCCAAGAAGAGGTGGTTCCACTCAAATTATGAGTGATTTATCAGAACGTGAACTTGGTCTGGATTACACCACCCCACTTGCTGCTGTCCTGATAACGTTGATTGTTTTCAACATAGAACAGAGCAGGAGTGATGCTGATGTTGTCGGTAACTTGGAACTTGTAGAAGAACTCAAGCATCGTAGCATCAGATACACCAGCGGTTTCAGCAGAAGGTGCTTGTCCAACAGCAACACCAGCAGTGTTGCCAGCAACAAACGCATCTGCCCACTGAAGACCAACGAACCAGGAATCCGAATCAGTTGCATCGGTAGCACCAGTAGTACCATTTACGAAGTTATATCCGTAACCAGCACTGATGGAGGGAACCCAACCAGATTCAGAAGGCTGCCAATATGCGTTAAGAGCAATGGCATTGGACTCTTGACCATCTACAAGAGCACCAGAGGCACCAAGGAGACCATTGTAAGAACGAGGACGGGTGCCCTCAGAACCATAACGATAACCAGCACCAACACCCCAGTTAGATCCTTTGTAACCGAGTTGGGCAATGAAGTTCAGAGCACCTTCGGAATCAAAGACACCAGTGGAACTATCTTCACCATTCTCGGCAACATAGTTCAGACCAGCAACGAATCCACCTTTGCCGACATACTGAGCACCAACACCAGCACCAGTTGCCTTGTTATAGACACCAGGAGCACCAGCAACTTGGAAGAAGTCAAGGATTTCCGACTTATAAGCAGAAGGAACCCATGCCATCTCAGTGTTACGAACCTTAGGACCAGCAGTAATGGTCACACTATCACCCACAGGGAACTGATAGTAGAGACGATCAAGAACAACATTATCTCCAGTCAGAGCAGTAGTGTTGTCTGCCTTGTCCAGTTTGAACAGGGAAGAAGAAGAACCGAAAGGATCACTGCTGAAGTTAGCAGAACGCAGACGAGTGCGAAGAAGATCACGACCAGTGAACGAGGTGTCAAAGTTCAGACGGACATCATAATTAAATGCGGTGTTGCCAACGTTTCCACCAGCATTAGTTTCAAGTCCAGGAACTCCACCCAGAACAAAGGTTGCTTCACCCTTCAGTTTGGTAGTGGTAGAGAACTGAGTTGCCTCAAGAACACCAACCTTTGCTTCCAAACCATCTACACGACCACGGAGAACAATCAGTTCTTCTTTGAATTCTGCCTGAAGTTTACGAAGCTCATCGGTGACTTCAGTTACACGATCAAGGCAAGCATTCAGCAGTGCTGCTGCTTCGTAACGAGTCATTGCCTTACCACCACCGTAGGTGCCGTTAGGATAACCTGCTACGCAACCATAACGCTCAATAAGATTAGTGAGTGCTTGATATGCCCAGTCGGTAGGTTGAACATCAGAGAATTGAGTAACGCTCGTTACCTGTTCAACAGAAGAGTACTTGCTGACATCCTCAATATTGAGTTCTGCGGCAGTAGCAGCAGGAGCAACAAGACCCAAAGCAACAGGGACAAGCATCAGTTGTTTGAGAAAATTCATAATCGATTAGAAAATAATTTACTAAAGAAAAACGAGTTAAGTTTTGTTACGACTCAACTCGATGTATTTATACTACACGACCTTTTTCAAGTTGTCAAGGGGGTACGGAAATACCTACTTTTTATCCCTTTTACCACCAGAAGGTTCAGAGACTCTGCCAAGAAATGGATCATACATGGTTATCTGATCTATCGTCATCGAAACTCCCGCTTGATCCCAAAATTCTCTAAGACCCGTATAAGAATTTTTATGGAAAATATCAACATGTTCCGGATGAATTGAAGATCCCAAAGAAATTTTATAAAGCAATAAAGGACAAGAGTAAGTGCATCCAGAATTATAAATTAAATCGTCAGCTACTGGTCTTGGTTTTACTCCGTTATCGATTTTATATTTTTCACCCCTAACATGCATTGATATAAGTTTTTTTGCATGATGTCTAGTGATCACATAACATGCTGTAGAAAAATTGTTTACAAATCTGTTATGTATCGGAACATGAATATCTCCAGTTGAAATTATTGCCAACTGCATAACATCCCATGCATATGGACATCTACCGATAAAATCTTTCCAAGTAAAATTCCAACATTTCACTGTACTCAAATCACAATCATCTTCCATGATAATTGCATATTGAGAATCTGAATTGTTATACCAATAATTAATAGCCTTCAGATGAGATGTAAGACATCCCACTTCACCTGAAGTTACAAGATCTGGATATTTTCCCTTAATAATTTGACTCAGATCATCATTTCTCCCGTCATAAGCAGAAATCCGAGTATAATTTTCAATTTCCCAGTATTTAAACTGGTCTTCCATATACTCTTTTCTTTCTGGTTGATCGTCCAAATTTATATAATATATCGGACCAAAATCTTTTAATTTATAAGCAGATTTATTCTTATCCATTAGTTAAAAAAATCAATGTCTTTCAAAGCTTTATCATCTATGTATACATCTCCAGCAGGTTTTCCCATGTATAATTCATGGAATTTGCACCCCCAAGATACTAATTGTTTAAAGGTAACATCATACCACCTTTCATATGACATTCTATAAGATCCCGAATAAGTTCCCATGCCCCTGGCAGTAAGAAATATTATTCGATTTCCGTCGTCATATAATTTATTAATTTTTTCAATTCGATTTAAAAAAGGTTCGGATTCTTCGTACTTGCCAATTTCTTTTTGTGAGCAAATAGTCCCATCAATATCAATTACATAAACTTTATTCATACAAAAAAATATCAAGGTACATACGCAAGTGTATTGCCATTTTTACAACTTTTTAGTTTGTATCCCAATCCCAATTCATCAAACCATTTTATTGTTGGAATTTGATCGTTCTGCTTTGTTTCAAAATAAACGGCAGGTCTATATTTTTTGATTGTTTCAATTGCACCCTTACAAACATTTAATTCGTATCCCTCGGTGTCAATTTTAATCAAATCAACGTCATCCAAATCAAATGAATCTAAAGTTTTGCAAGGAACATTTTCAATTGCATATTCATTCTGACCTTCCCCCCATGTTCCATTTTTAGTGAACCTACTAATACTGGCGTGTTCAGGTTTGTGTATTCCATTTGGCAGTACTAAAGTTACCGTTTTTTCTTCATCACCAAGAGCAATATTATATTTTTCAATTCCATCTGGCAAATGAGAAAATACATTTGGATTAGGCTCAAATGAAATTACTCTTTTAAAATCTTCTAAAAATGGATATGAAGTTTCTCCATAGCAAGCACCTACATCAATATAAACATCAAATTTTTTGACGTGCGGAAAAACTTCTATTCTAATTCTTTTTCCAAATGCAGAATTTGTTAAATCATTCATAATTAATTCAATTCACTTTTATTAAATCCAGAATATTCCCTTTCAATATCATTGTGATTAAATTCTGCCCAATAAAGTTCAAAAGCTAATCCATCTTCAAGAGCTTCAAATTGATGATAATATCCTGGTTCTACAGCATTAAACTCACCAGGACCAAGAATAGTTTCATCGACCAAATCCTGACAATGCCTCCAATTCCTAATAAGCAATTTACCAGAGACCACATAAAAACCATTCCATTTGAATTTGTGTTTATGCTTGGAACAAACTCCTCCTGCTTTAAAATCAATTCTATGGAATTCTAATGCATGATTTGCACAAATCAGTTCAGTTTTTCCCCAAATTTTTCCTTGTTTCATGTCGTTAAAATCTTACAAATATCGTTAGTAGCGTTTATTTTCTTTAAACTTTTTTCATTGAGAACATCAACATTTCCATTATAATCTACAAATAATTGGTAGTCAAGTTGATTTAGAATACAATCAATAAAACAACTGGAAGGATACGTGACATAATGTTGATCACACATGGAAAATAATTGATGTCTTTTAATATTATTATTTTTCAACCAATCATTATCAATAAGAAATTTATTTTTTCTTTTTAGTATGTTGACAATCATTGAGTGTATTTTTTCATTTGCTCCAGGATGCCTAACGAAATAGCAAGGTTCATCAGTATCACATATCCTATTAATTTGATCTAAAGTTTCATCTTTCCATTTTTTTGTGTATATCCCACTCCAAA